CTATATGACTTCTATAGCTTTGTGACGCAGAAGCAAAAGCAAGCCTTAGAGATTTTTCTATATTTTCTTTTGCAGAAAATCCTTGATACGCTAAATTACCAACATTAATTTTTGCTCTTCCTGATTCTATTTCAAAAAGTGCATTAGAACGTATTCGCCTTGCGACTTGAACCGCATCTTCATTTGCCTCAACAACATCATAGGTTGAGGAACTGCTGTTCCCATGGTTTATTAAACTACTAAAATCTTTAACGCTAAGTTGACCAGAGAATTTAGAGATCTGTTTAATTGATTTAATTTGATCGGCAGTAAAACCCCTAGAAGAAAGAATGCTAAGAGGAGATCCAGTTTTAAGATCTCTAATAGTTTTTAACATTATATCTCTTTGGCTTTTAGAGGTAGAGATACTCATCAAATGCTCAACAGTACCAGCAGCAATAAGCTTACTCATTTGGTCTGTAGCTATTTCAGTAGAGCCTACATTAATTAAACCAGCATCAATCCCATCTTCGTGATTAGATATTTGTTTATTAAAAACAATCATACCCCTAGAAGAGTTGTCAAAAATTTCACCAGTTTTAGCAAACTTGTAAAGATCTTTGCTTACATTATTAAGATTAGATCCTATTGAATTTGCTGCATCCGCTTGTGACTTTTGAAATACTTGTTTCTTTATATCAAGCTCTGTACTTGCTACCCAGTTGGCGCCAGTTTCTTTTATAAATTCTTTATATTTTCCTATAGATCCTTCAGACAAATTAGCAATGTAGTCAGACATTACGTCTTTGTAAGATTCTGGATCTAGTGGATACTTTAGTGCAACTTCCTTAGCTTTAATTTGTAGCTCATTATTAATAGAGTTTTCGTATCTTTGGTCAAGAACCCTCTGATAAGCCTGTGATGCAATAGTGCCAAATCCAGATGGAGGAGAAGCCAAGGGCTTAAACGATGTAGTCTCTCCAGTTTCTGGGTTTGTAGTTTTAAAGTCGTTTGAGTCTAAAGCCTTTGCAAAGTCCGTACCTGTTTTCTGGGCTACCTCAGATGCTTCTTGAAATGCTATTCTTTGTATTCCAGATGCAGCTTGACTAATTGCGTTCCCAACTTGTTGAGCGCCTACGTTAGATCTAACAACACCAACTGGTTTATTAAAAACTGTAGTTCTCTGTCTAACAATCGCCATTATTCATTCCCTGCTTTAGAAGAGGGCGCTTTGACTCTTCTATAATTCATTGCGCCTTGACCAATAGTGCCAGCAGCACTGATTGTAGAAGCAAGTAATGTGTTTCTACCCCTACGTCTTTCAGTGCTTGCAGCTATGTCCGACTTTCTTGACTGCATAGAAGTCTGCATTTCAGCACGACCAAGATCTTCTCCAAACACTTCCTTCTGGTTTTTAAGGAAAGCTTGCACACTTCTATCGTCAATGTCTCTGCCCATTGCAGCAAACGCAGCTATGTTAGATGCAGTAGCCACATCATACTCAGCCCTTCTTGCTTCAGACTCTTGTAGAGCTTGAGCTTTGTTTAACTTTTTGTCTGTCTCAATGTTAAACGCATTAAGGTCTGCGGATTTCTTTTCGCCAATCCCGCCAAGTATCTGACCCCCTGCACTTACAGCAGTGCTGGCAAGCATTAACATTGTCATAGGTTCCATTAGACTATTAACTCCACTACTAGCCCGTTTACCTGCAATGGTAATGGTGCATCTTGTTCTATTGTAATTCTAGGACTTCTTGTAAAGCCTGTCATTTTAACTTCGGTCTTACCTGTTATGGGCTTTAGTATAGTAACGAAGGTAAAGTTTGGATTTAACTTGCTGCCTATAGAAACACTTTTAGTATTAACCTTTAATGACTGTGTGTTCTTTAAATCTAATACAACTCTTCCAATTCCTCTAACTTCCCCAGTTACAGGGCCATTGCCTAATGACGCATCAATCTCATTCGTTACTATTTTAGAGTGAAACTTTTTCCCAATGTAGGCGTGAGTTCTTGGATTAGTAGATGTCTGTCCATTAACAACGATGTTTTCAACGTGTTCTGATACGTCTACCTTACCATCGGAGCCAACAGTAAATGTCCCTATATAATCTTGGAAGCTCTCACCGTTGTCTGTCATTATGACGTCTACAACATTGCCAGCAACATAGGGGCCGCTAACACTTAGTTTGTTTTGGAAGTGAAACGTATACATATAATTGTCTAAGCCAACGTCTCCAGTAAACTCGCACAAGAATAATTTGTTATTAGAGTCATAAACATTAGCAAACATCCTATCGCCTATAGAGGCTAACGAATTAAACGTGCCTCCCTCTATAGTAATCTTAGTCCAAGAAGCCCTTCGTTCCGTTCTGTTGGACGAGAACAGGACTAAAGTACCATCAGTGTTTGTAAATGCTGCATACGAGTCAGGCTGATTAAAGCCGCTGTGAGCAACAGTTGCGTATTTTGGGGAGTTTATTAGGTGAGAGGCTATAGAGGACACAGGAGAGGCGCTGTAGGCTTGCTCTGAATCTGTGAAGATATACTCTCTTACAATCCTACCATTAGACTGAACAAATACAGTAGCGCCATCTATCTCAACGGGTTGTGCAAACGATGATCCGTATGGAGTCTGCTTTTTAATCTGTAAGTTTGTTGGCGTTATGGCCTTGTTCTCGAAGGTAGGAACATAGAACTCACTGCTGTTAGTAAATACTTGTAGGTCACGATTAGATACCAAATGCCTAATGGAGTTTACTGTGCCTGTTGCAGCGGTTGCAACTATAGCCTCATTATCTAACGCCTCTCCTACATCAAAGTTAAAGAAGCTACCAATCTTACTAAAGAATAAAGTATCGGGCTGATCTAAGGTTCCACCAAATACTAAGCGATTCTGATGCACAACAACGGCAGCAGGGAATCCCCGCTTTGCCGAAAAGGACTGTTCATCAAAGTCTAGTGTAGGCGCATGGGTTGCAATCTTTACAAACCCACCGCCATCAATGGATGATGTAGCATCAGCAGCGGCAGTAAATGAGTATGTGTTATCATCAATAATATCAGCAATAACTCTTGAGCCATTTAAGTTACCAACAACAATCCCACCAACAGCAGAAGCCTCGGATACAGTTATGGCTTCACCACCAGAAAAACCATGGCTTGGCTGGCTGACTTCTACAACAGCACTACCAGTATTTGTTCTAAACGGGTTAAGGACTTCTAACCTTGTAGTAAGAGTTTCAAGAATAGTTCCCTTTGCTTGCTCTGAACTACTAACTGCTGTTATTAATATTTCGTTTCCACCATATCTAATAATTGAACCTATATGAGCAGAGCTTGCGTATAACCCTGTTGGGGTAGTGTTACCTCTTGAACCAGTAATATCAAAATATGAAACAGATTGTTTATCAGTAACACCTATCTTAACGCTTACGTTTGCGTTGTGTGTGTTCATGTTAATTTGTGTAATTGTTTTAAAGAAGGTTGGGAAAATAACTGTTGTATTGTTAGGCCCAGCAATGGTTGCGTTAGTTATACTAATCCCATCTTGGTTTGTTCCAGTAATAGTAAAATTTAAACCCGAAGCATTTTGTCCTGATGTGATTGTTATCTGCCTAGCTTCAGAAAAAGTAACAGTTCCACTAGACATAAGATCGCCGCTTAATGTTAATCCAACGCTATTTGATCCACCCTTTAATTCAGTAGCCGGTAGTGCTGCTAACTCTCTAATACCATCATCATCCGCTACAGCAGAAGTCATTGTTCTAAGCACTTTATTAGTGCCAGAGGTATCATCGGGGTCTAACTTTGTTCCTTGAGGATGAAACTTATTATAAGGCTGATACGTTTGCTTAATGTCTGATCTAGTATCAAAGGCAAATGTACTAATCTCAAATGTAGTTAAGCTAGTTCTTGTTAAAACCCTTGGAGCAAACAACGAGTGGCAGATATAAAGTACATCTCCAAACTGCGCTGTAGTGTATTCCTTTAAAAATTCTCTATTAAAAGGAACAGCAACGCCGTCTACGCCAGCAGTAATGTTTACGCTTATACTGTTTACAGTTCCGTTAGCAGCTAATCTGTAAACCTTTAACGCTTGGTGCTGTATAGATACTAAGTATTGTTCGTTATCATCATACACAAAAGGAACTAAACGTGACTGCTCGGGGTAGGTAGCATTATATGTTATGCCATGATTGATGTGATGCTTTAGGCCACTACGTTTAATTAGTGAACCCTCTGCCATAACGACCATGTTTTGAACTGTAGAAGCAGACGCAGAATAAATAGGTGTATCAACTCTCATCGAGAGAGAATCACTGACTTCACCATACTGAAAGCTGTTTATTGGAACTCTTACCTTCTGCATTAGCTACGCCTTTGAGATATAAACCTTGATGTATGTAACTTACGAGTTGTCTGCTGTTGAGAGTCTAAAGTCTTAGCCCTTCTCATTTGGATTTCTGCTCTTGCTTCCATAGCAGATGCAAGCTGTGCGTCCCTAGCTACAGAAACAGCAAAGATACCAGCAAGGGCAAGCTCAACAGCGAGGGTAAAGTAAGGAGGCCAATGTTCTTCGCCAACCCTAAATACATAATCAGCCATCACAACATCAGTTTCAACAGCGTTGCAGAAAGCTTTGTCTGTGTATGTATCGTATTTAATTATGGTGTCGTTTATTGTTAATGAGTTTAGCATTAACATATCTGATGGCAGTTGATAAGCAGCATCGTACCTAGAGGTTGCTACGTCCGTTAGCCTACTAAGCTGTACTTGAGTAGTAGCAAAGCGCCATCTTGTAGTTGTTAAAGACGATCTTGCAATGTCTTCGTAAATAGAATTTGCAACATCAGATTCAGTAGTCCCGTCAGTGAAGGACTGTATAGCCTCACCACCAATTAAGATTGATGAACGAGAGCATATTTTTATTGCTGTGTTAGCTACGTCTGGCATGAGTAAGTTGGGGGGCTGACTTCAACCCCCCACCCTATTTAATCGCCGTCAGTATTAGTAACGACAACGCCGTTAGTAATATCAACAACAGAGCCATTATTTGCGTTGACATAAGCATGAGTGATAACAGGCGTTCCACCTGTGGATGTCACTGTAATGATTACATCGTTTACATTCAGCATAGACGCAGATGAGTTAAAGTAACCCGCTGAGTTTGCTGTAGCAATGGTATCAGAAGATACATAATACCAAAGCCTTTGACCTGAAGCCCCACCAATAAGGTGAAGACCCGCTGCACTATAAGCCATATTAAGTCTCCTTCTTAGTTATTATCAAGGACTTCACAGATACCATCGGCATCAATACCGACAGCGCCCATGGACATCATTGATGTTGCAAGGTGTGAAGCCTTCTCAGCGACATAGTTCACTTCAGTTGAGATATCAGCATTAATGCCAAGCCCAACGGATGAAGTGTGATACGCAATGTTTTTACCAGCCGTTACAGCAGAAGTAGAGAACACTTTGAATCCCAAGAATTCCTTCATGGTCATGCCACCAGCGAATGGTAGGTTTTGCTCACCAACAAAGTCAGAAGAAGCAAACTGGCTTATACCGAACAAGTCAGCATAACCCTTTGGGTTCATCGCTAAATAACGCTGTCCGTCTTCTGGAACGTCATTAAGTCCCATAGTTTCAAACAGTGAAAGAAGATCAGCAATTTCAAGTGCCGAGCTAGTATCATGTATTGCTGTTCCACCAGCAGCGTCCATTGCTGCATAGATGAGTTCATCAGTCTTACGACCAAGGGCAGCGGCAGCAGATTGAGCAACAGCTTGACGTTCGTTGATGTTAGTCTTCAACTCGTCTAGCTTGTCAATGTACTCTGGTGCATAGAAGTCAGCCATAGTGGCTTCAACTGTTGTATGCGCCAACTCCATAGGAGTTACGTTACCATTGCGTGATTTAGTGTTTGCGACGCCTTTTCCAATTACTTGGAATCTAGCAACTGAACCAGTAACATTGCTTGTGCGAACAGTGTTCCGTAACTTGGAACCCATACGTTGATAAGCCATGTGTACTTCGGTTTCAAACTGCTTGATAAAGGCTGTGTCAATAGAATTAGCCATTTTTTCAGTCCTATTTTGAAGTTACAGTTACACGGGTATCCACTCTTTCACTTCAGCAAGGGTATCCTTTCGGGCCTTTCAGTGCGTAACGGGCCGCAGTAATTCATCATTAACATTATTTGCGTTTGGATTGCAACGTAGAAAATCAACATACTTAGTTGGGCCAACTGTGGAAACGCCCATAGCCTCAAAGCCTAACCAACTAGCCCAGTTCAACATGAACTCGTAATCAGAGAGTATCGTCATGCTCATATGGCTCTGCGTTCTATCAAAAAACTTAACTAACATTAAAGAACCACGCGCCATTGCGCTAAAGTTTCCCTTAACATTCTTTGAAAACATGGCAAACATTTGTGGAAAGTCTTGGTCATTGTCGTACCATAAGCCACCTACAGCTAGGAACGACTCGTCTTCTCTCCGAGCTATGTAACACTCAGAGAACTTCTGCATTTCTTGTATTGCTTGTTTAATGTCTAAGTGTCCAAGAAGCTTTAGCTCCCTACGACTTTCTTTACTTAGGTTCTCAACAACCTCGTCAACGTGGTGTTTGGTAAACGGAGTCAGGTAATACTGACCCCGTGTTATTATCTTAACTTCATTTGTATATTTGTTGGAAGCCGTCGGTAACTTGCTTAACATAGCTTGGGTCTCGATCTTTCCAATATCTTGGGTCATTCATCATCTCCCGAAGTTGCTGCTCTGAAGCCCCAGCTGTAGGATTAGTGTTACCAGCAAAGGAGCCATCCTTCGTTGATTCCATAATAGCCTCAAGTGCAATAATACCTTCATGGCTTTCGCACATTCTTTCTATAGCTGGCATTGATTCCTGTGGGAAAAACTTACTAGCAAACATAGACGCTGCTTGTATCCTGTCATTTGCATTGTCACCAAGCTTTGCTGACTCTGCTTCTATGTCTGGCTCGTTAGAACCTACTGCTTCGGCATACATCTCTATGCCTTTCTTAAACTCATCTTGGCTGTACCCATTCTCAAAAGAATGCTCAGACCACCACTTTAGTAGATCGCTATCAACAGCAAGCTCTTCGTCCACAGACTCAGGCAACTGGTAATCGCCTGAAGATTCAGGTCGCTCGCTAAAGCTTTCTAACTTAATCTCTTCAAGCAGTTTGCTGCGAATGTCTTCTTCTTTGCCGCCAAGTTTAGACTCAAGCTCTTTGTATGCTTTGGCTAGATCTTCGCCGCTGCTGTATTTTTCTGGCAGCCAATCAGGACGATCTGGCTGGCTATCTTCTGCAATAACGTAATCGCGCTGCTCTTCAACTAGCGCTGCTTCTGTTGTTTCTGCTGCTTGTGTATTCATTAAGCTGTCGCTCATGTCTTCTTACTCCTGTGTGAATGGGCAATGCGCTGCTCAATAAGGCCAACGATGTATCGCTGCCCCTCTATGTGACGTAGTTCTTCCGTAGTCACGTTAGGCCCATTTACCATTTCTATAGTAACTGAACGTAAGTAGCGCAAAACTTCCTTGCCCGTTGGTGATCCAAATATGTTAGATAGATTATGGCTAATCTGTTTATCTAAATCAGACTTCCTTTGTATTCCATCTATTCCAATGTTAACCCTGTGTTCCGTCAACCATCTGTCCCTGTTGTTGTTGCTGTTGTTGTTGCTGCTGTGCCATTTGTTGTGCCATTGCAGCTATCTGCTTACGCTGATCTTCATCTCGTATTAGACTTTCTGGAACACCAAACTTCTTAGCAAGGTGTACTGCCGTCTTCTCGCTATCAACTAATAGCTGAAGCATCTCTGGGCCAAACGTACCGCCAACCAATTCTAGAAAACGCGCTACACTTGAGATGTCCTGATTAGCTTGGGCTTGGGCTAGTGGAGATACGGAACGTACCTTTACTTCCCTGCCATTAACAGTTGGAACCTCAATGCGTCCCTGCTTTTTAAGAATGTAAATAACCCTCTGTAACACAGGCTGCACAAGTTCTGCTTGCAATCTGCCAAACGCAGAACCCATTCTTCTTGACAGGTCTGCCATTCTTTCAGCTACCTCAGTAGCAGAGGCAGGGGTCTTATCAGGGTTGCCAAGCATATCGTTGTACAGTGCGCGTTTAATATTCACCCGCATATCAGACAAGACAAGCTGCGCTACATCGAACCTACCAGCAGCTTGGATTGGCTGTAGTCCAGCAGACCCCATAGCTTTAGGAATGATAGATCCTGGAACTAAGTTAATAGTATCAGGGTTAATAACGCCATCATCTTCCATCTGGTATATGCCAGAGATAGACATCTGAGCGTTCTCAAGGATAAGTTCTATTGTAAGGTTGGTTGTTTTTATAGCTGATAGGGCGTTTAACAGTGGCCCACGACCATATACTTCACCAGCACACTTAGACCAGCGGAAGCAAACAAAGGGATTCGAGCCAATACCAGAGAGTTCCTTTGAATATATACATGATTTAGTAGTCATGCAGATAGCATAGTGAAGGTAAGCCTCTTGATTTTTTTTAGTATAGTCTCGGCAAACTATCTCAAGGACTGTTGTCTCACGCCCAGATCCCATAAACGAAAGGACTTCGCTGTTAAACTTGCCCTTGGGGTACATCAGTTCTAGGTGGTCAAACTTTACCTTCTTACGTTCTCTGTAAACGTGGTCAATCTTATCGTCAGGCCCAGTGTCCAAAACAACATGGGGAAGTGGTATAGCTGAGAATGATACTGGGTTAATAACATCACCTTCTTCAACGCAAAGAATACCAG